TTTTTGGCGTTTTAGCTTCTACCATTTCTCTTATGTATATATAAAGTGCTTTTTTGTTGAACACGTCTAAATTGTCTCTTTTTCTAAACAATTCAAGTATGGCGTCTGCTATTTTAGCGTCGTTTTCTTTAGAAAAAAGAGTGTATATGTTTGTGGTACAATAGTCAACGTATAAGTCTGTGAAAAATGCTATTTTGTCATTGTGTGACAGTTTGTCACTAGGTGAATTGTTTTCTTCCATTACATATGAATGTTCATTGTCTTCTTCTAAAGCAGCAATAGGAATTGAACTAACTCTTTTTTTGTAGTTTTTGTCGTTGTATGCTATTAGCCAACGTTTGACAATTGTGCCAAAGTATGAGTATGCTTTAGGAGGAGTAAGTAAATTTACTTTTTGTTTACACTCATCTGAAATGTTTAAGATGTTGATAAAAGTGTTGATTTGCAGTTGAGTTACTTTAGGAGCGTTGTTGGTAAACAAAGTAAAGTCTTCTGTGTAGTTTTCTTTAAATTCTTTGACAATTATTTTAACTAGTCTGTCTTGAATTGATCTACTGTGATGATATAAGTGAATTTTACTGAGTAAAAATATCATAACTTCATGTTGTAAGTCTTTTATTTCTTCAACTTCAGTGTAGTAAAATTTAAACGTGTGAATAATGTTTTGAGTCAACTTAAAAAAAGCATAGTTGATTTTATTGTTGTAAATTCTACTGCGTTCGTCAAAATTTTCACTTAAGTTGTAAGCTATAATAGCGTCTTCAGTGTCTTGGGTAAAATAATTTTTACTCATACTTTATTTTATTTTGAAATTATTTAACTGTTGTTGAAGATACTTTATTTGTTGGAAGAAAAATCCTACTTCATCGTCGCTGGTGAATGTGCCTTTAGAGTCAATTTCTTTAATTTTACTTTCAGAAAAGTCAATGGTGTTAGACAAATTTATCATGTAATTTTCATATGATTTAATAATGTCTTCACACTTTTCATTTTTCTTTAGTAAATTGTAGTTGGTGTAAAGTAAAATTATTAATGTAAAAGATAATATTGATATAATTATAGCCATAGTTTTTAAATGTTAAAAGGCTGTAGATGTTAAGCCTACAACCTTTATAAGTAATTTATTGTTTGTTAGTCGTTGAAAAAGTCACTCATTGCACTTTTCAAACCTTCACTTTTAATGTTGACAAGTGCTTTACTTTTAACTGTTAGTTTTTTAGTAGGCTTTTCTACTTTAGAAGACTCTTCAGATGAGTTGAACTTTGAAAACCATTGTCTTTCAAATTCAACTCTAGCCGCTAAAAAGTCAGCTTGATGAATAATGTGAACTAGTGAAGTGCGAACTTTAGTTTCTGGAGCCCAAGACATTAAGTAGGGTTTGTTAGCGTCATCGTACAGTCCATCGTGTAATTTAATGGCTAAAAATTCATTTTTAGAATAGTCTATGCCGTGTTCTTTTAGTAAAAACAAACCTCTGTCTGGCACTGACATGAATTCTAATTTAGTGTTGAAAGTGTAGTCTTCGCCTAACTTGTCTTTGCGCCATTGATCAGTTTGAGGAATGTATGATTCATGTTTTTCGTCTCCCATTTTTCCTAAGTCGTGATTGATGGCTGAAAATACTAATTCTTCAGTGGAATAGTTTCTTTCTACTTTAAAGTCAGTCCAAACTTTGTCAAGCTGTAAAGCAGCAGCTACAACGCGATTGACGTGTTCAACGTATCCGCCAGGAAAAGCATTGTGATATTCTTTTTTATGGGCGGCGGGCATAATTACAATTCGCTCAGCGTATTTTTCGTAAAACGCTGTTAAAGCGCTTTTTCTGGGCTCTGAAATAAATGTGTCTATGTTTGACATAAATTGAGACCAGTTGGCTTGAATTTGTTGGGCTGTTAGATTCATTGTAAAGAATTTAATTCACTGTTGGCAATAGGTTCTGACTCAACGTACATTTTAAGTTGTTCTACTTGTTCTCTGAGTAAATTGATGACTTCATAACATGCTTCTCTGTCGCCCTGATTTAATGTTAAAGTCATTTTGTTTAAATTTGATTCGACGCTGTCGAGTTTTCTTAATGTTGCTTCTCTGTTTCTCATTCTGTTAATTATTTAATTTTTTAAAACCTGTGATTAGAATATATGAAAGAAGATTCAATAAGCCAAACTTAGGTTAAAAAGCTTTCTACCACTTCTTCAATTTTTTTTAGTAAAGCACACTTTTCATATTCCTCTAAATTTTCAAAAAAGTAAATAGTTGACTGTAGATTGTAAACAAATGATTTGGTGGCTTTACTTTTAAGACACTCAATGTGAAATGACTTGCTTACGTCTATGTCTTTAATGTAGTCCCACGCTCTTCTAAACATAAATTCTTGTCCAGCTCGCTGTAAGTCTTCTTTGTTGAGTTCGGGTGAAGAAGATTTAAACATTTTAACTGTGTAGTTTTTAAAAAACAAATGATTGTTGATGATTTTGTTGAATCCACTAATCCAAAAAATAGGATGAGTAGAAAAGTCTATTAGTAAAAGTGTTTCGTCTACACTATTGTCTTCATTGTTGAACAAGTTAAATATGTTGTTTAAATTCATTTATTATAAATACTTGTAAAAAATGAACGTGTGATTTTTTATTTGTTGGCTTTAGGTTTGAAAATAGGTTTGATTTTCATAAATGTTAGCCAATTTTTTAGTGTTTCGTAAGTTTGTTTTGAAGAATTTTTTGACATAATTGTAATTTTATTTGTTTATGAGTGTAGTGTATGAAGTAAAAGTGGCCAAGCCAAATAGAAGTATATATTTTGTCGACGTGTAGAATTTTTTTTGTTTTTACTTTTGTGGAATAGCGATGATTTTGTAAAAAGGACTAATGTGAAATGTGATGTGTGTTGTGGGTAGGGTTGTGTAGCTGTAATTGATGTTAGGTGTAGGTGTAGGTATATATAGGTATATACGCATCGATTTGTAAAATTTTATACTTGATCTGAAAGTTAATATAATTTGCTTCACCACACTACATACCGTTATATGGACAACAACGCCGATGGTCCTAATGTAGTATTTTACATGTACGTACATACACACACATAAGTGTAGGAGTAAGACTTACTAGTCCTACTCCTTTCACTTCCTCGTTTTTTCAAATCACTATTTTTCTACACTCATTTCAGCAATCATTGATTTTGCAATTTCCATAGCTTTCTCAGTCAACGTTTGCTGTCTTTTACTGTTTACATTAATTGGACGACCTTGTTTTAATGATCCAAATTCAGCTATTTTAACAGCTCTTTCAGCTAATGTAGCTTGTCTTTTTGATGTTGCAATTGTTGGTCTTCCTTTTTTCAACAGTCCAGCTTCTCTCTTTGCTGTCATTTCATTGATTCTTTGTTGACGAACAGAATTTACATTAATAGGCCTTCCTAATTGTTTTACTGTGTTGGCTTCAACGTTTTCAACAACTGATACTACTTCTTCTACAATTGCATTAATTGCTTTTTCAACGTTTGCTTCAACGTTTACTGTTACTTTTTCTGATGATTTTTTCTTGCTCATGTGTGTAAAATTTTATGTGTTTATATTATTTTTTTATTGTTTTAAATATACGTTAATGAATCTTGTTAGCCTATTATTTTATGCTCTTATAAATTACAGCACTTAACACAGTTGACGTAAACATAATACAGTATAAATAAATCATCATGTATTCTGTGTTGTTGACATTAAACAATTCAACTAATGAAATTAATGATAATGTCATCAATAATGTTGATGCAATTGCTTTTATTCTATTCATATTTTTTTATTTTTTATTTGTTTTAAATATATGATGATGAACCTTGTAATCCTATTATCTGTTAAAACGATTTAACTTATCATTAACTGAATTTAATGGAATAGACCCTGTAGTCATAAACACACCAAACGAAACACAAACAACAGTAACAATTATGTTGTTTCTAACATCTTTCTTACTTCCATTAATAAACGCTTCTCTCAACCAACTTTGTTTTTTTGGTTTGGCAAATGTGTTTGATGAATTTATCAACAAACAAGATAATGCAATTATAACTGTTATTTTTTTCATCTTTTTATTTTTTATTTGATTAAATATATGCAATAAAACAAGGTGAGCCTATGTTGACTCACCTCATTATTTTTAACACAACTCAAACACTTCTTTAAATCCGTCTAAATCATTTTCTAAACCATTATTAAACTCAAACAACTCATTTACGTTATCTTTAACAGTAATGATAATGTCATCATCTAAAAATTTATTTGCAATTTCTAACTCTGCTATTGATGTTTTGTCATCATAAATTTCTAAAACGTTGCCGTAAACTTGACTAAATTTAAATCCTACAATTCCACTTTTAAATTTGAATTTTTCTTCCATTTTTTTTTTATTTTTTATTTACTTAAATATATGTTGTAGAATAAGGTGAGCCTATTTAGACTCACCTTTTAATTATTTTAAATTGTAAACAAATACATCATTGCTATAAACACTATAATAGCTAATACTGTTGCGATTGCGTCTAAAATGTAAGTTTTCATATTATTTTTTAT